CTTAAACTCTAATCTATAGCACACACACACTGTTTAGGCTTGATACCGTCGTACACCCACGTGCCTTGCCGAAGCTCTGCATCCAAGGTCGGTTCGAGAGATTTCCCAGGTCTCTCTAGCACAAGGAGTTGTTTACATGCACTACCGAGTGTCGTACGTTCAAGCGGTTTTCGTTTGCTCTTTTGGCCCCATTTATAGGTGTTACGAGTGTCGTTCTCGCCATCGTTATGATGGATTTAAATAACAAGTGCTACACTAAAGAAAGAAAAACATATATATAATGAAATAATACAAACACACAACAAACAACGAATATATACTACATTGAGATCTACTTGGTAGGTTTCACTTGACTTGACATATCAACCTTGTTGTTAAAGGTGAAAACTTGTCCGTCAGGTAATACATTTGATCGAGCTGGAATAGCGTTGAGTATGGTAGGCCAGTCTACGACCTTATTCATTATCGCATCAACCTTATCGAATGAACTGAATGCCGAATTAGCGTTGTTGAGAGCTTGCCATGCCGCGTTAATCTTAGGCCAGGTATCCGTATCCAATGGTAATAGTGAATACTTTGACTGGATACCGGTAGAGTGTAAGTTATCGCGTATACCAACTATGACATCGTTAATCATTTGACCCCAAGGTTTAGCATTCATATCTCGCTGTTCGTCATCCGTCTCAGACAATATCCATTGTTCCACTAGTGGACGAGGTGTTGTCGAGACTGATGATACCGATGTGAAAGCAGCTGGAGAACTTGCACCATATAGCTGTCGTTGTTGCGTACTAGACGCTCCATTGCCAACTAGGGCGACTTCCAATCCAGGGGCCAATTTATTCGTTGTCAAATTGGTAAAACAAGTGGAAAACGCATTACCCCAATTTCCGGTGGTCGGAGTTGAGGCAACGGTCATTAAGCAACGCTTAATACGGGGGTCGATACGAATGACAGACTCGCCTGGGCTTGCTGACAAGAGAGGTTGATTTCCCTCACCAGTTATCTCAGCGACGTGGGACGTGATTTTACCGTCCTGGCCGAATGAGATAGCACCTTGCTGAGCCGCTCTACGTCCACTGAGGCTTAAGTTAGGAGCTGTTTGAATTTGGGGAGTGCGCAGTCGAACTGTGTATTCAACGTACAACTCACCAAGAACAGTAGTTACATTCGCAGGTGCTCCAACTGTAGCAACGTACAGATTGCCAACATCGAATGTTTTAATATCCGAGGACGGCGAAAGAGCACCAGATCGAACGTAACGCTCGTGAACCATCTTCTTACGATCGATATTGGTGGACAATAACCGGACCGTGTCAAAGACGGACGTGCGAGCCGCGCCAGCGTAAGACATGAGAGTGACTTTATTAGTGGGTGCTGAGTCGGAAGCGTCAAAATCAATCGCCATCATAAGGGAACCAGGAGTCGAAGTAGGTACCATGGGTTCATAGATATAATTAAGACGCTCAAAAGTGTAAGACTCAAAGCGGCTAGCCACTTGCGCGAGCCACGGGAACGAGCTAACCAAACCACTATTGATGTTAAAAACGCTAATAAGAAAAGCAGTACCAGTAGCAGTAATGTCCGTGATATACTCGCGATGAGTGATCGTACAACCCTCACGAGTTTGACGGAATATTGGTGCAACATTTCGAGTTTTAACGCTCTTTGCTACAGGTGCTGATACTGACTTAGAAACTCCAGATGATTTGGCTTTTGTATTTCTATTTCTTCTTCGCACTCTTTTCTTCGATGGGGTGGTATTAGTGTTACCTGCCATGGGTGTTGAAACTAATTTATTATCTAAATAAACAAACTTTTGTACTAAATCTATTTTGTGGATTAGCTAATGTCGATGAAAGTCGGAATAACGGGATATTATAGCGCTGAGATCTTGGGGGGATCTTATTAGCCCGGCAAAGTAAGATTCTATAAGTAGCTGCCCCTCGATACTAATATCAAAAGCAACTTCGTAATCCTCTCTTGTAACAGGTTCAACAGTTCGAAATTGGACACTATTACCGCTGTTAAGCGCCGGGAACTTATCAACACAACCTAGTGGTTTTTCTCCTATATCTATCATCCACATAGCAACGGCCTGAGTTATAGGCACACCAGAGTTTACAGCTAGCTCACATAAGCCAACCCCCCGGAGGTAACGCCTGATTACACCAGCGTACCTTTCATCGCAATATTGCATTCTAGATAAAGTCCGACACGGTTCTTTAACCATGTACCACACCAATTCGCCATCCCTGAGAACTCGAATAGGATTCGCTTGACAATAAGATATAACTCTAAAATCATCAGCGACTCTATCACATTCGGTTTCCATATTAAAATTTCGGAAGAATTCCAACTTGGTAGCCAACCAAGAGTACTTTCTGTCAACAATTATCACGGAATCGTCCCCATTGACATGTAAACGAAACTCGTGTTGTTGCAATCCATGGTAGGTTAGCCATACTGACAGCATAGCATAATTCATAGTGGTATTTCCATCAGACGTGGTGTATTCGCCTGACATCCTTCCACCATTTACCCGATATTTTATTCCATGGTGCGTTCTCCCTACATTGACTCTTTGTTGTTCCAAGAGCCATTTTAACATGTGTGACGGATTGAGGTTGGTCCAAAAATCCTGCTCTAACTCCAAGAGCTCGCTACAATAATGACCGTCAAACTTGCTATGATCTAAACAAATAGCAACCGGGTCCACAAACATGTCCCATGACTCGCGTAGCACTGCCGCTGTACCATACGAGTCACGGACCTTCGTGAAGATGGAGCAGATTGATTGCCCATTCCAGCTGAGACCTGGATTTGATTTCACGGTAATAGAGAAATTCAGCAATTCCCTCTTTAGGCAATAAAGGTATGTGAAGTCTCTGAACTGGATGATGCGAGGTGGCTTACCTGCCTCATACTTGCCCACTGGAATCTTCTCATACTTTACGAAAGCCTTAATAACTTTCTCTTTATAACCCAAATTTGTCACTGTATTCCTCCACTCATTATATGCACGCCTGTACCTGCTTTTTATGGTTGATCGAGTATTATCCATTAGCGTGCGGTGATCCACACGCGTAAATGTAGGTATAACTGAGCGCATTTCGACGAGTTGTTTCTCCAACATCAAGAATGCCAGGTTGCGGGGTTCAAACCCCACTATGCGACCCAAAAAGTGGCGCCGCATTAACCCATCGAATTCGTTGCACTGACAGTTATTCCAATAAAACTGATCTTCCAAAGGTAAGGGGAGGTGGAGATGGAGAAACCTACAATACCCTTTTACCTGGCATCCCTCAACACTAGCTTGGACCTTGTAATCATCTGTCTTAACCTTAGCTGGTACGACAACTTCCGTGCATTTACAAGGTAGTATCAAGGGCGCCATTAGGCCGATATCGATGAAGGAGGCAAGGTAACATGCGTTTGGAACGCGTGTCTCAGATCCGAAAATCTGGCCTCAACTCCACCGAACCGGTAACCAAGATCACCATTACAAGCGTTGTTGTGCTTCTTAATGGCTTGCCATTCCGTACTGTTTTTCATACGGGCTCTAAACGCCAACTCCTCTTGGTCAACGAAGAAGGCGGACATGACCGCTGATGTTAGTATCATGTATTCTTTATACGATTCCATCTTATACTGACCTCGTATGAGCCAGGCCCTCGCATCCTGCACTAAAGTGCGGATAAAGTGGGGGTCTTTCATGTGCATGTAGTGCTTACATTTGAGGTAATACGTGAGCGCGGTGAATGTTTTCCGGCTCTTCTTATCACGTAGTGCCCTTGCCTTATCAAAGGATGGTAATGGTATGTCCTCATAATCAGGGTCTCCACTTACTGAGTTTCGTTTACCTACCACACCACTCACCGATTTCTTGCGTGGTAGTTCTATAACCATCTCGCAATCGTCGGGACTTCCATCTATGTTGCCTACCCCATCAGGTGAACCTTCATCGGGTTTCCCCTCGGCTTCAACCTGTTCTAGAGGCGTCTCATCTTCCACACCATCAACAACTTCGTCCTCCACGAGTGCGAAGCGATTTGGTGTTTCCACGATCTCCCGGGCGCCACCCTTTATTTCAGCCTTTACGTTGGTATCTGGCATTACTTGCTTCTTAGGCCGTTGTTTGTTGGCCTTCAACATCTTTCTGCGCAAATACCCAGCTATCGAGTGAGCTTTTGGTATAGATATCTCGTCCCTCCGCTTTAACGCGTGAGTGATCGGCTGGTTTCCACTTTTCTGTGGGACAACCTGAGGCGTAAATGTTCGCGGTATAGCACCTCTAAAAGCATCAAGACCTTCAAACCAGTTGGTCGGCTTCAGGTCTGAAACACTGACATAATCGCTGGATTTAATATCCTGCGGAAATGGAATTAACCCTTCGTTGGTTCCCACTCCCGGAGCTAAATCTGGCCTTTCTATTAACGCCTTGGCTAGAACGAAGCGTTCAGCCTCTTCCTTAGCCATAGCATTTAGTGGTTCAGCCAATTTAGCTCGCCGTTCTTCAATTCTAGCCAAATACTGCCCATGTCGAGAGGCCACATCTGTGTTGATAGACCACTCGAAACGGCTAATATGTGGGTGTACGAAGTCACCCAAATGGTTGTAATGACCAAAACAATCGGAACAGTCAGCGAATTCTTGTGATTTAATCACTTCATCATCATCGTTTGCTCGCACAAAGTAAGATAACTGGTCAGTCGCTTTCGGACGTGTAGCTGCCTGCTGAGCAACGTCCAACTCTAGCCTATTCTGAATTTCCATCGAACTTCATAACACCGACTCACGGTGATATCCAAGTATTAACCTAACAAGGAAGGAGGGCTGCTCCAGGCTACCACATTAACGTAGTGGTAGGACTCAGGCGAGTCACGTGCCCTTTTCAAGGGGGGCAACCCCCGCATTGCTATACACTGGCATACTCGTTGCTTCCCCACAGGGAGACCAAACAGGTTTCGTTTGTAGATCCGACTTCCAGAATCGCTTGGTCGTCAATCAAGCGGCGGCCGG